TATGATGACACCAGTCGGGAATCCTAGTCAATGGCAAAATCCAGCATCAGCACCAGCAGGTTACGTTGGTGGACGCGCTCGCGGAAACTGGCAATGCACAATTGGTTCACCTTTCACTGGAGAAGATGACACAGGCGATGTTTTAAAAATGCAAAACGTATTGCCAAGACGCGCAGGAAGTGTTGTTTATCTGACAAACAACGTGCCATATATTCAAAAATTAGAATATGACGCGCACAGCAGACAAGCACCCAATGGCATGGTTCGAGTATCTGTTGCATTATTTGAAGGAGCATTAAATGGCACTCGTTGAGATTAGAACAGCATTAGAAACAAAACTCAATGCGCTAACGCCTACGATTGCGACAGCGTGGGAAAACGTACCGTTTACGCCCGTCGTTGGCACAGCATATCAGCAAGTTAATTTAATGATTGCAGATACATTAAACCCAACATTAGGCGGCAATCATTATCGCGTAAAAGGTTTTATGCAGGTGCTATTGTGTTATCCGGCTAACGTAGGCGCAAAAACAGCAGCAACCCGAGTTGATTTACTGGTTAATCATTTTAAACGCGGTACAAGTTTAACAAACGGCAGTGTAACTGTTATTATTGACAAGACACCATCAATTGCACCGGCATTGATTGACGGGGTGCTTTATAAAATTCCGGTATCAATTTACTTTTCAGCAGATATTTATCCATAAGAGGTTACAAAATGACAATTGCACAAGGCGTTAAAAAAGTCGTATCGTACAAAAAACAAACAGGCTTAGGCGTAGCAGCTTCAGGCAGTGGCGGTCAAGAATTAAGACGTGTCACAAGCACAATCAACTTGACTAAAGAAACATTCCAGTCAAACGAAATTCGCCCAGATCAACAAGTTGCTGATTTTCGTCATGGCTCAAGACAATCAACGGGTACATTAAGCGGTGAATTATCAGCGGGAACATATAAAGACTTTCTGCAATCCGTATTGCGTAAAGACTTTGTTGCGATTTCATCGTTAACCGCAGCGGCTGTAACTATTGTTGCATCAACTGGCGTGATTACATTCCAAACAGGCAACCCGTTAACTGGTGGTATTAAAATTGGTAACGTAGTTCGCATTACAGCGGGCAGCGTTAACGCAGCTAACTTAAATAAAAATTTGTTAGTAACTGCTGTAACAGCAACCACATTAACGGTTAAAACTTTAAACGGTAGTGCGCTTGCTGATAATGCAACCTCAGTTACTGGTGTAACTGTTGCTATTCCCGGCAAATACACTTATGTGCCAGAAACAAGCCAAACACAGGATTATTACACTATTGAACATTGGTTTTCAGACGTTGCGCAGTCAGAGGTTTATACTGACATTATGCAAACCAACGCACAGGTTAAAATCCCTGCAAACGGCATGGCGACCATTGATTTTCCATTGGTCGGCTTAAACGTAACCACTGGCACATCACAAGTTTTAACTTCGCCAACTGCGATCACTACTGGTGGCGTGACTGCTGGTGTTAACGGGTTGTTACTTGTTGCAGGCACACCAGTTGCCATTGTTACTTCAATTGATTTTGACATTAACGGCAATATTGCAGTAGCTGATGCGGTAGTGGGTTCATTAACACGCCCAGACGTATTTCAAGGCGTTGTAGGCGCAACAGGTACATTTAGTGCTTATTTCACTGACGCAACATTCCGCGATTATTTTATCAATGAAACCGAAGTGTCTATCATTGTGGCATTAACAACAGATAGCACTGCAACGGCTGATTTTGTATCGTTTACCATGTCGCGCGTTAAAATTGGCGGTGCTGATGTAACTGATGGCGCGTCTGGTTTAACTCGCACATTCCCATTCACCGCGCTTAAAAATACAGCGGGTGGTAGTGCAGTGGCTAATTTAGCGACAACAATCATGGTTCAAGATTCACTCGCTTAAAAATAGTGCTACAATTACCCACGCTTGCAATCATGCGGGCGTGGGTATTTTTTTATAAATCAACAGGAACATACGAACATGAGCAAAAAAACAGGTTTATCATTTGATGATTTAGATTTAGTTAGCGCGTCAGAAAACGCTTATGAGTTTGAATATTTAAGAGCTGACGGTGGCGATACAGGCGTATTTATTACAGTGCTTGGTTCACAATCACCAAAAGTACAAGATTGGGTACGCAAAACGTTAAACCGTAGAAAATCACAAGATCAGTTAGCGGCTAAACGCGGAAAAGAAATTGAGCGCACAATCGAAGATGATGAACAATTTGGCATTGACGCAGCAGCAATTCGTGTTGTCGGATGGCGTGGAATTACTAACTTTGAATATTCACCAGAGAACGCTACAAAGTTAATGGAACGCAACAGCGAAATCCGTGAACAAGTATTTGAGGCAAGCAATAACTTGGGAAACTTCACCAAAGCCTAATCAATGACATTGTCGAGTTTGGCACACGAGAATTTGAGCTAAGCAAAACAAATGATAATGGCAGCAGTTTACGCGATGAAGCTCAAGCGATTATTGCAATGGGGCATGAGATACCAGACGATTATAAATCGCTACCCATGCCAGAAAATTACGCCTACTGCTGGGCGTGGTTTGGCGAATTAAGCCGAACACGCTCAAGCAATGGGTTTGGTCAAAATCCAATTAGTTACGCGGAAATTGACGCATGGTCAAGATTGACCAACATAGAATTAACGCCATTAGAAGTAAGTGCTATCATGCGGCTTGATAGTGCTTATTTAAATATTCAAGCAGAGCAAATTGCAAAACGGAGCAAAACAAAATGACCACCGATACCTATTCTATTCAAGTCGCAGTTGATTCGACCAGTGCAGTAACAGCCACGCGCAATTTAACGGCAATGGAACAAGCCACTGGACGCAGTGAACGTGCGTTGAGTAGTTTAGGTAGCGTTGCAAAAATAGCAGGCAGCGCATTGGCTGGTATTAGCATTGCTTCACTTGCTAGAGATATTCTAAAAACAAACATGGAATTTGAATCACTGCGAACCAGTTTAGAAACGGTTACAGGTAGTGCTAAAAATGCAAAAATCGCGTTTGAGGGAATTCAACAATTTGCTGCAAAAACGCCATATTCGGTTAAGGAAGTAACAGACGCATTTATTAAAATGAAAGCGTTAGGCTTATCACCATCTGAAAAAGCATTAACTTCTTATGGCAATACAGCAAGCGCAATGGGGAAATCATTAAAACAAATGGTTGAAGCTGTTGCTGATGCCGCAACAGGTGAATTTGAACGATTAAAAGAATTTGGGATTAAGGCAAGCAAACAAGGCGATGATATTAAATTTACTTTTAAAGGTGTTGAAACAAAGGTTAAAGATAGCTCAACTGCTATTACTGCTTATTTACAAAAGTTAGGCGATACTGATTTTGCTGGTGGCATGGAACGTCAAGGTCAAACAATGAAAGGCACATTAAGCTCGCTTGCTGATGCTTGGGATAACTTTATTGACCACATTTTAAATGATAAAAGTGGCGGTGCTATTTCACGATGGATTACAAGCGCAACAAGCGCATTAGGTAAATTTGATGTTTGGTTAAATGGCGCAACTACTTCAATTGGTAAATTAGCGGAACTTCAACAAGAACAAAACAGATTGCAAGCATCAATTAACGCACATAATCAAAATGGTGTAATTGGAAGTTTAATTGATGATTTATCTGGTTTTGATGCAAGTGGTAAACAATCAAAATTAGCAAAAAATATTGAAGAACAAAAACGCTTAAGAAAAGAATTAGAAGATGAAAAAAAGGTAATGGTAGATATAACCAAAGCCGCACCAGTTAGCAAAATTGATGAACCAGATAAAAAAGCAGCAGCAAAAGCAGCAGCCGAAGCTAAACGCGCACAAGCACAAGCAACAAAAGAATTAGCACTTGCGGAAAAAGATTATAACGAGCAAATCAATATGCAAGTAGCCGCAGCAGAAAACGCAGGCAAGTTATTTGCAGCACAACAACAAACCAAGATTGCAGCACTTGAAGCAGAGCGCGTGTCTATTCAAGATAAAGCGGCTATTGAGTATGAATCAGCAAAAACTTACGAAGAAAAATCACGCATATTAAATCAATCACAATTTGCAACCAATTTACTATTGGCTAAAGAAAAAGAGATCCGCGATTCATTAACTAATCAAAGTGCTGAAACGATTGACGCTAAAATTGCAGCAGCTCAGGCAGAATTAGATAACGCGGGAAAATACAATTTAACACTGGCTGAACAATTACGCTTAAAAACTGAAATTGCAGGATTGCAAACAGATAAAGCAGTATTAGCAGAAACATCAACGCAATCTGATATTAAAGCAAAGTCTGACGCTGAACAAAAATACAATGATGATAAGTTAGCATCAATTAAAGCCATTAGCGATGCTCAGACAGCCGCTAACACAGCAGCAAGCGCACAAATGGATATATTGACAGCTAACCTTGAAACAGCAAAAGAAGCCGCTACAGGGCTTGCTGATGCGTTTGGAAGTGTTGGAGGTGCAGTAGGTGGTTTAGGTGTTGCGCTTGCGTCTTATGAAAAATCACAAGCGGCCATTACGGATGGATTACAAAATCAATTATTTGAAATTCAAAAGTTAAATGACGGTAAAGGCGATCAAGCCAAAGCCGATAAAGCCATTGCAACAGCAAGTCAAAAACAATCACAACTGCAAGTTAAATCATACGGTGATATGGCGTCAGCGGCTCAAGGTTTCTTCAAGAAAGGCACAGCAGGATATAACGCGCTTGGTGTAGCTACTAAAGTTTTCCGAGCGTTTGAGATGGCTCAATCTGCTATGTCGATGGCTAAAATGGTTGCAGATATTGGTACAAAAGTTGGTGCTTATGTAACAGGTATTCTTACCCAAACATCCGCTAATGCAGCATCGGTAGCACCAAACGTTACGGCAGACGGAATTAAAGCAACAGCAGCAGGAACAGAGGCAGTCGCAAAAGCGTCAGCAGCACCATTCCCCATCGGATTTGCTACAGGCGCAGCAATGCTTGCATTTATGCTTGCCATCGGTGTTGGAATGGCTAGTGGTGGCTCAAGTGCGCCACAAATGTCTGGTGCAGATTATCAAAAAGCACAATCAGAAAAATATAATGAAACTATTGGCGGAACTGTTTTAGGAAGTAGTGACGCATCAAAATCAATTATTAACGCACTTGATATTATTTCTGCAAACTCAACTGCCGATTTAGATTATTCAAAAGGCATGGCTGAAAGTCTGCAAAAATTAACTTATTCAATTGATAATGTAACTGCGTCAGTTGCGCAAAAAATGGATTTTGGAAGAAATGGCGTAAGTTTAGCAGGATCATCAAAAACAACGGGTGTATTTGGTTCGGCTGGTGGTGGAATAGGCGGACTTGCTATTGGTTATGCAATGAGTAATTTGGCAATGCCAATTTTAGGATTGATATTAGGCGCATTTACAACAGTTACAAAAATAACAAAACAATTTGCTGGAAGCGGTTTTAAGTTTATGGACGAGCTTTACTCAAGTGTTGTAAAAAATGGCACAACAAGCGTTCAGCAATATATTGATATTTTAGTTACTGAAACAAAAAGCTCATTTTTTGGATTAGTTAGCTCAAGCAAACAATGGATTACAACAAAATATAAAACTATTGAAGAACGTGTTAATCAGGCATTTACAGATACCATTTTAGGAATTGGCAATAGCATTATAAAAACCGCTGATTTATTAGGTCAAAATACTGCAGTTTTAACAGATCAAGTAAATAACTTTAATGTTGAGTTAGGACGAATTCCAATGGAGCGTACTAACTACAAGGGAAAAGGCTCACGTCAAAGAAATCAAGAAAATGCCGAAATAAATGAAGAACGATTAAGTGCAGCGTTTGAGAAATTATCAGATAAAATGGCTATGTTATCACCTCAATTCCTTGAATCTCAAAAAATTCAAGAAGGCTATTATCAAACATTAATGCGCGTAACCGTTGCTATTTCAACGGCAAACACTAAGCTAAAAGCAATGGGTATTAATGCCATTGAATATACCGATATTGTAGAAAAACGCGGTGATATTGAAAAGCAAATGATTGTTCAATCACTTCAACTAGCATCGGCATTTACAGACGTTAACGATATTATTGGAAAATTGCCTGGCACAGCAGATGATATTATTGAAGCGTTTAACGGATTAAACAGCATCAAAGCAGGATTGTCAGCCATTGGCGCAAGTGGATTAACCTTATCGCAAGATTTAATTAACGTAGCTGGTGGCATATCTAAATTTGATAGTACGTTAACTGATTATATTGAGAATTATTTAACTAAAACAGAACAATCTGCATATAAAACAGGTTTGTTGACTGATAAGTTTACGCAACTTGGCTTAATGCTGCCAGTCATGACTTCAAATGCTGAAGAATCAAAAACATCATATAGAAAATTACTAGATGTTTTAAAAAATGACACAAGCGATACAGGCAGAGCTATTTATGCCACAGCATTAGGCATGGCAAGCGACTTTGCAAGCGCAGCAGAAGATTATGCGGCTATTGTAAAAGAACGCACAGACGCCATAAAAGCAACCATATCAACCTATGAAGATTATCGCATTGCTATTTATAAAAAGTTAGGCGAACAAAATCCAGTGGCAAAGGAAGAAGCGTTGCGTTTAGAGCGTGAAAAATCTATGCAAGGCATGGATGATTTAACGCGCAAATACACAACAGCATTAAATCAGTTATCTGACGCTGGCGCGGAATTAACAAGCACAACCACTGCGCTTGAAACAGCCTATAAAAACTTAACCGCAATGCGCGATAAATTTGTGACATTAGGTCAAGGTTTAAGAACGTATTACGATCAATTAATGAGTGTTGGCAAGCCACAAGCAACACCACAAGAAATTTATAATGCAGCTAAGAAATCATTTCAAGACACAGCAGCAGAGGCAGCAAAAGGAACAGAAAGTGCATTAGCATCATTGCCTGAAGTTTCAAAAGCGTTTTTAGAGGCATCTTTAAAATATAATGCCACTGGTGACGCTTATCAAGCCGATTATGTATCTGTTTTAAAAGCGTTAGAAAAAGGCATGAGCGCGGCAGATAGACAAATTGAAATAATGAATAAGCAATTGGCTGAAGCTGAAAAAGCAAACGTGAATTTGCTTGGCGTAAAAGCAAAAACAACGGATGTTGATAGTAGCATTGCATTATTATCAACAGCGGTTAATAACTTTTCTAATGCAATGGCTAATTACACGCTGCAAGTTGCAAAAGTAACCGCTGTAGATAATACAATTAAAACTGAAATTCAAAACAAGCAAACGGAATTGAACCAGATTGCTGCTGATAATACAGCCGCTATAGCAGCAAATGAAGCACAAAGAATTTTGCGTGAAAAAGAAATACAAGATGCAGCAATTGCTAAAGCAGCAGCAGATAAAGCAGCCGCAGATAAATTAGCATCTGAAAAAGCAAAACAAGATGCTATTAATGCAACGCAAGCAGCACAAGCAGCAGCTGAAGCAAATTATATTGCGGCACAAGAATCAAAAAATAAACAAAATATAATTACATTAACAAAATCAGATTTAGATGATATTTCAAAATTAACTGTATTAAATAATTCAAACACACAAACATCTCAAACTGTTGTAACAACGTTAACTGCAATTGAAACAACACAATTAGCACAAGCAGCGGCCGAACAATCGTACAAAGCAGCACAAGCAACACTATCAACGCAAAAATCAATTGAATTAACTTTGTCAGATATGGCGGCAATTAGTGGATTAAATGTTATTTCTCAAAATACGGCTCAATCAAATCAAATTGCATCAACTAAATCTGCAAAATATGATTTATTTGGAAATTATATTGGTACTTACGCCAATGGCGGCATGGCAAGTGGTTTATCACTTGTAGGTGAGCAAGGTGCAGAATTAGTTAACTTCACCTCACCTGCAAACGTTACAAGCCACCAGCAAACCACTGGTTTATTTGATTCAATTGGAAATGCTATTGACGATCAAAGTACATTGTTGAAAGAGCAAATTATTGAATTGAAAGCATTGGTTAATCTACAATCTAATGCTAACGTAGCATTAATAAACGAAATGCAAGGCATGAAAGAAGAACTTAGCACTATATCACGCAAAGCAAAACTTGAGGCGGCAGCATGATTTATATTGTAGAAATTACAGCAGCCATTGACGCAGCAGGCACGACAACCGTGTTGCGTTATGCGTCAAAGCCTTACACGACAAAACCCACTGATACGCCTGCTAATACATTTTATGATGATAGAATAACCAATCCTGCATCAATTAGCAGATCACTTTACAGCAACGGAACAACAAGCGGTGCAAGTCGTGTAAATTATGGCGCAGTTGAATTATCAAACGTCGATGGTGGATTAGATTCAATTTTAAAATATTCGTTTGACGGACGTTCACTTGTTATTAAAATCGGAAATGAAGGCGACGCTTATTCTGCATTTATAACTATTTTAAATGGCACAATGGAGCAGGTAGAGTTTACATTTTCAAAAGTAACGATATTAGCACGGGATAAACTCGCCATTGTTGATATGCCTTTGCAAACTACGCTTTATGCTGGCAACAATACTTTACCAAATGGTGTTGAAGGTGTTTCTGATATTGCAAAATCACCTAAGCCATTATTGTATGGGCAGGTGTTTAATATTGCGCCAATCATGGTAAACAGTTCAAAATTAACGTATCAAATTAATGATGGTGCAATAGCAGCAGTTAGCAATGTTTACGATAAAGGTATTGCGTTAACGTTTCACGCTGATGAGCCAAATGTTTCTGATCTTGAAGCACATAATCCACCGTCGGGAAAATATACTACTTGTTTAGCACTTGGTTATATTCGCGTTGGTTCTGTGCCAACGGGATTATTAACATGTGATGCAACACAAGGCGCGGCATCATCTAATCGCACAGTGGCGCAAGTTTTAAAAGCGATGGCGTTAAAGGCAGGCATTGCATCGGGTGATATTAGCGCAAGCGATGTCACCGCATTAGACACGGCAAATAATAGTGTTATTGGAATTTGGATTGATGGCGCAGATTCAGCGATGGTGGCAATGGATAAGGTGGCTCAATCGATTGGTGCATACTTTGGATTTGATGCGCTTGGCGTATTGCGCATGGGTTTATTTACTGCGCCAACGGGTAGCGCAACACTTGAAATTGATATAAATAACATTTTAAACATCGAGCATGGTCGAACCAATGACACAGACAAAGGCATTCCAGCATGGCGTGTTAATTTAACGTATCAAAAAAATTATAGCATTCAGGATTTTGATTTAGCTGGTGCAGTTACCGCAGCGCGTAGAAGTGTTTTATCTTTACCTGCATTAACAAAATCAGCAGAAGATACAGCCATAAAAACACAATATACACTTGCGCCTACAATCGAAAAAGAATCTTTACTGGTTGATGCTACAGCAGCTCAAACTGAAGCAACCAGATTGCTTAATTTGTACAAAACAAGCCGCGATTTGTACACAGTAACCATTGCGCTTGATTTAACAAGCACGTTGCCCGATTTAAATAATATTGTAAACATAACAATGAATCGTTTTGGTTTAAATTCTGGTAAACTATTTAAAATTATTGGTATTGAATCAGATTATTCAAAAAACCGCGCAACGCTAACGCTCTGGGGATAGCATGGCAAATACAATCATTGGTTATCAAAATAGAATTGATGCAGTTACGTTTGCAGCGTATGGTTCGTGGTCAACTTCATTGCCGTTAAATAATATTAAAACACGTCAATTATCAAAAAAAGCGCGTTCAACAGACGATGCAAACGCATCAACTAAATTGCGTTTTTCAACAGACATTGAGCGCATTGTTTCAACGCTTGGAATTATTGCACATAATTTATCAGTTAGTGCGACATGGCGTTATCGCGTTTATTCAGATAGCGGATATGCTACGTTAGTTTATGATTCTGGCACACTTGATGTATGGCCTAGCTCGCCTTATGGCAGTTATGAATGGGAAGATGTGCATTTTTGGGATTTAACACCAACGGATGAAGAAATTGCATATTACACAAAAAATTTAATTTACGTTATTCCATCGATTGTATCAGCGCAATATTATCAAATTGAATTTTTTGATAGCAGTAATTCTGATGGTTATGTTGAATTAGGCCGTATTTTTATGGGTTCAACTTATCAACCTGTTTTAAATATGAATCTAGGCGCGTCAATTGGTTATGAATCGGCAACCGTTGTCGATACAGCCATGAGTGGTGCAGAATTTTTTGATAGACGTGATAGTTTTAGAATTGCACAATTTACGCTTGACCATTTAACTTATGCTGAATCAATTTTAAATAATGATATTATGAAAATATCAGGTACAGATTTAGAAGTGCTTTATATCTGGGATAGTGCAGACGCGCTTAATCTGCAAAGGCGTTCGTTTTTAGGCAGGTTGAGATCATTATCGCCTATTTCACAACCATACAACACACGATACCAAACAACATACGAAATTAAGGAATTATTATGACGGGCAGTGTAACATTTAGCACAGCAATCGGTGGTGACGGTTCAACTGTTACTGATGATGATAATGCAACAACAGGCTTAAGGGATGGCGGGTGGCGCACAAGGTTTGTTCCATGTTTTACTAATCAAGTTTCAATTGCAAATTATGTTGTAACAAAAGCAAATGAAGCGGCAGCAAGTCAAACAGCAGCAGGTTCAAGCGCAACAGCGGCAGCGGCTGCTTATGATTCATTTGATGATCGGTATCTCGGTGCAAAATCAAGTAATCCAACGGTAGATAACGACGGAAATGCTTTGCTTATTGGTGCGCTATATTGGAACACGGTTAGTAATGAAATGCGCGTTTATAGCGGTAGTGCATGGATAGCGGCTTATATTCCATCAAGTGGATATTTAGCGTTAACTGGCGGTACGATGACGGGTGCAATTACGTTTGCAGCTGGGCAATTTGGAACAAATGTTAATACGTTTTTATCTACGCCATCTAGTGCAAATTTAGCTGCTGCGTTAACGGATGAAACTGGAACAGGCGTAAATGTATTTAATAATACACCAACTTTAATTGCGCCAATTTTAGGCACTCCAACAAGTGGTACGCTAACTAATTGTACATTTCCAACGCTTAATCAAAACACAACAGGCACAGCAGCTAATTTAACTTCGGCAACCACATTGCCAAGCGGTATGACTTTAGTCGCACCCATATTAGGAACGCCTGCGAGTGGAAATCTTACAAATTGTACAGGTTATACTTATGCAAATCTGAGTGGTACAGTTCCTACATGGAATCAAAACACCACAGGTACTGCGGCTAATTTAACTGCGGCAACCACGCTGCCAAGTGGCATGACTTTAGTTGCGCCCTTATTAGGAACGCCTTCCAGCGGTACGCTGTCATCTTGTACGGTTGATGGAACAAATGGCGTTGGGTATATCAACATCCCGCAAAACAGCCAATCAGCGGCGTACACGCTTGTTGCTGCGGATGCTGGAAAGCATATTTTCCATCCATCAACTGACGCTAATGCTCGGACGTTTACTATCCCCGCTAATAGCTCAGTGGCGTACCCAATCGGTACAGCTATTTCTTTTGTTAATATGACTTCTCAAGTGGTCAGTATTGCAATCACAACTGACACGATGTATTTAGCGGGTACAGGTACAACAGGCACACGCTCACTTGCACAATACGGCACAGCTACAGCACTTAAAATGACATCGACAACTTGGATTATTTCTGGTGCGGGGTTGACTTAATATGAGTGGGATTCATCAAATGCTATCTGGCGGGACGTATGCCCCTGCCGCTCCAACTGTTATCGGTCAAGCCTACGGTGGAGGTTATTATGCAGGTAAGATTAACGTTTCTGGTACGCAATATTATCTAATTGTTGCCCCTAAAGCATCTGGCGAAAGTTCAGGTAGAACATGGGGCGTTTCTGGAACGGAAACGGGAATAACGTCTGTCATTAATGGACCAACAAACTCTGCGTCATTAGCTGCGCTCGGCGCATCATATCAAGCTGCCGTATTTGCTGAAGGCTTAACAATAGGGGGTTATAGCGATTGGTATCTACCTGCCAAAAACGAATTAGAAGTGCTGTATTATTTCTTAAAACCGACTACTGGCGCTAACGATACTTCAACGGGTTCAAATGCTAATGCGGTATCACCAGAGCCTATTAGCACAAACTACACAAGTGGTTCACCAGCTCAAACAAGCGCGGGTATTGGCTTTAGAACTGGGGAAACAAATGCGTTTGCCTCTGGCATATATTGGTCTTCTACTGAGCATGCTGCTAACACCGCATGGTTACAAATCTTCGCCGATGGGCTTCAGAGCATCGGCACTAAGACCAATAGTTTCTACGTCAGAGCTGTTCGGAGAATTGCTGTGTAAACAGCGTTAATTAAATAGGATAAATTATGTACATACAACTAACAAACATTGACGCAGACACAGGTATTCTTTGCACAGATGCGCCTATGCGTACAGGACCGGCAATCCCAAACGTAAAAGGCTTTCAGTTTATTTTTCAAAACGAATCTGATTTTCCTATTGCGTCAAACGCTGACGGTTCACTTACTAAGCCGCCACTTCTTTATGGAACGTGTGATGATGACGCAGATACAAACCTTGTTGGTGTTTTACAAGTGCTATCACAAGTAGAGTTTGATGCAGATAAACAAGCAGAACATCAAGCAAGAAAACCATACCCTTCATGGGTAGGCAATATTGATACTATGTCATGGCAACCGCCTGTACCTTATCCGCAAGATGACAAACGCTATTACTGGGACGAACCAACTGTATCTTGGGTTGAGCAAACACCTGTGGCGCAACTCCCATGAAAACTTTTGAGTTAGGATACTTTGGTAATATCTGGGTTAAGCAAAACGTCTTAAAGCTTGCCGGTGAAACACATGGTGGGCATGAACACAAGTTTGACCATGTGACATTGCTTGTATCGGGTAAAGTATCTGTGGAAATTGAAGGTCACGAGCCTAAAGACTTCACAGCACCGACCTTTATCGTTATCCGCAAAGAACATCAACACAAGATTACAGCAGTTGAAGATGGTACGGTTTATTATTGTGTCTATGCTTTGCGCAATATGGACGGTGAACCAATTGAAGATATTTACGGTGAACAACATGACCCAGAATCGGCTAGTGCTAGAGATGATGGGTACTGGGATAAAGTAAATAAAATAGATAAGTGAGAATAAAATGCCTGATGAAGCCTGCCGCCTTGCTAAAGTAGAGCAACGAATTGAGAACCTCGAAGAAATCTTTGAAGATCGCGGTAAAAAACTCGACGCCATAATTGCAACTCTTGAAGAAATGAAAAACGACCAGACTCGTTACAAGGGGTTTTTCGGTGGAATTGTTTTCACAGTGGGCGCAGTATTTTCGTTCCTATCTTGGTGGCTAGGTAGCCGGTAATGGAATTCCTACAGTTTGCAACGGACGTAGGTTTCCCAATTGCCGCTGCTTGCGTGGGAATGTACTTTGTATTTCTGACGATCAAATTCCTGCTTGATAGCGTACTTGAAAAGATTAAAAGCCTTATCGGTATCATTAAGCAACTTGATAAACGTGTCACGGCTATGTCAGAGGATATTGTAAAAATAGATGTATTGATGACAGAAACGCTTGATATGCCAATTGAGAAAGAGAAGG